GTGTGGCGATCAAGTGCATGTCGCACTTCGGATCGGACGTCTGGCCGTTCACGAACTGCCAAGCAGCCTTGCCGTAGTTCGCGATGTCCTTGATCACCGATGCCGAGCCGGCGGCGGAAGCGACGTCGATGCCGTCGTTCAGCGCGTCGGGGTCAGCGGTGAAATCGCCAGTCTTGAGCGGCGTGAATCCAATATCGAGCGTCGGCGATCCGGTCGAAGCCAGATCATCGAAGTAGAGCTTGGACATACCGAGCAGACGAGCATTAGACGGAACCACAGCAAGGCTCAGAACCTCACCAGCTGATGCAGCCGTCATCTCGACCGTTTCGACCCACACCTTGACCCGGCCACCACCTTCACCAGCATCAGCCAGTGACCTAGTAGTCGAGTTGAGCAGCCCGGTCATAATCCGGGAGCCGTATTGAGTAGCCATTATTAGCTCCTTTCAGATCAGACCTTAGACATCGGCTTCAGGGTTGGCGCCCGGATCACACTCGATGTACCCAACGCGGGCTTCTTCCATCCGCGTCGCGCCGATCGACATGCATGCGAACACCTGAGTTGCGTAGTTCTTGTCATCGCGCTCGGAAATCCTGGTCATGATGTCCTTGCCGATGCCGAGAAGAATGCCACCCTTGGCCCAAAACAGAACCTTGTCATCGCTGTTGCTATCGACGCCAATGCGCTCTGTCGGGATGATGTTGAATCCTGCGAACTGACTGATCTGGCCAGACACCAGCGGCTTAATCGCGTTGTAGTCATGGCTCGAAACCCGAGTGTCCATGAGCAACGATTTGATCTGCCGGCTGTTGACGATGCACCAGCAGTCGTCATCAGGATCGACGTTGTTGGCGCCGAGCAGTTTCTTGGCCTCGAGCAGCTTTGCCACGTTGAGACCAGTGTCCGCCGCCGAAACGCCGGGCCACACCGTCTGAACATCGACGACCATGCCCGTGTCAAACGCGGTCGAAGTAGAACCATCGACGCCCGTATATGCCGTGCCGGTTGCCGCCTCGATGATGGCGTCATCCATGGCGCGGCCCATCGCGAACGCTGCAGCCTCGGCATATTGAGACGTTGGATCGATGAGCATACGGATCTGGTCCTCGCCATCGACGAGATCGGACCAATCGTAATCATCCAACGTCACACGCCTACGAGCGTGCGGGGTATCCATCCGCGGCGTGTCCGCATGGCGCGATGTGCGCTTGCGGGCCGAGGTTGCACCCAGCTGCTCGTAGAAACCACTTTTTCCGTTGATCGTTTCGACACGCACGGAGCGCCGAAGACGTGAACCTTTCTGCTGCGAAAGGTGATAGACGTTCGCTTTGTATTGCTCGACGAACGCCGTCGTGATCTGGATAGACATCCAAACCCCCCATGGCTGAAATTGATGATGTTCGTCGATCGCTGGTTGTTGGTTGTCCGCTAGTGAGCGGGCCGAACCGGATCGTTAGACGCAAGGTCACTCAAGTTGGCTTGGTCCGGGCCGGCATCAGCCGGATTATCGTCCCTTACCTTCGGAGGCCTTCCGCGCCGTTTCATGGGGGGCTCAACGCCTTGTCCCTCGGTCACATAGGCTTCCAGCTTGCGCGCCCGCTCAACCCACCTATCCACGTCTGGATTAGCGAGTTTAGGGTCCGCAAGTGCGAGGCATCTCAACCGGATCTCGTGCATCGTCATGCAGCAGAATCCGGGTAAAGAGCCTCAAACAGCTTCGAGCGCTCGGCAACAAGCCGGTCGTGATCCGGATGCGACTTGTCGAACAGCGCCTTTTCATGTTTCGAATTGAATGCATAAATGGCCTGCTGGATATCCTGCGGCTTAGCTTGTGCCTCAGGCCTTCCTTGCAGCCGTGTATGGCCTTCCATGTCCTGGCCGATGCGATCGAGAAAACGCACCATCCTTGGATCATTGCCGATGCCGGTCTCATTCAAGAAGTTCGTAAAGTCGGGATCGCCGTAGCGATCTTTCATCCGGCCAATCCGCCCCATGCGGGCATCATAGGTTTCACCCATCTCGCGCTGCAGTGCATGGACAGCAACTTTGCGTTCCTCGTTGCGGCGGGAAACGAACTGAGCATGCCGCTCGACCTGCTGCTTGACGAAGCCCTCATAAAGCCGTTTCGCTTGGCGCGGGCTCAGGCCGTTGGCGTAAGCCCAATTTCGATATGACTTTTCGGCGTCTTCGTCATAGGGCAGATCAGGCGGCAATTGGGGCCGATCGCCGAAATCGTATTTCTCGGGAGCTTCAGGGCGAAACGCCTGGGCAACGCGCTCCCACCCTTCCTCGTCATCGTCGCCTGTCGGCATCACCACCTTGTCGCGGCTGACGAGCTTTTCAAGGTTGATGTAGCTCTTGCCGAGGTCTTCCACCTTCGGCGCCTTCCGGTCAGGGTCCCAAAACTTCTCTGGGATGTATTCAGGGCGATCACCGTCCTGCACTGCCTTTGCCAGAAGGCCATCTGCGGAATCGGGCGATGGCGCTGGCGCTTGTCCTGCTGCCAGACTGGCAATCAACGAATCGGTTGCGCCGCTTTCCATGGGCGGCATTGCCCCCGCGGCATCTGCATTGCCCATATCAGCGACTTGGCCTTCAGACATCAATAAAACCCTCCATCATTCATCAGATGCTCGAGCACGGTCATATCTTCACGTGCTGTTTCTACGTACTCACCCGGCTTGCGCCCGATCCATCGAGCGATCCTTGCCGCAACGTTACGCTCGCCGATTGCGATGCCCGCTGTGATGGGATCTGAGGCGTGAACTTCGGAATACACATTCAACGAAGCAAATAGTTCGGCCAGCGCCACCTTGCCTTGAGGCGTCATCGCGATCTCACGCCATGCCTGGGCGACCTTGGCTTCTGCGGTACCCGACGACGGTCGTCGTGCCATCATGCGCCTCCCATCTCAGGGATCAGAGCCTCGGTATCAAGCGGCTCCATCTGGCTTGGGTCCATGTCAGGAGGAAGTTCGCCGTTACCAAGCGCAGCCATTTCCTGTTGCGCCCGCGGATCTGACTGCACATTCGCCATGAACTGCTGCATGAGCTTCGCAACGTCGACACCGCCGGCCGCCGCGTTGCTCGGCACTTGGCTCAACGCCTGCGCACCTTGCGCGCCGTCTTTCAGCAGTCCAGCAACCGGCCCGGCCATATCGAGCATCTGCTTTGCCTGGGCCATTTCGTTCATCTGCTCCACGTCTTCCTCGGACTTGAGCAGGTCTGGATCGTTGTTAAACAGATCCCACAGCCACGTGATCAGCTTGTCGAGGTCGATCCGTTTCTGGATGAGTTGAGGCGCCAAATCCTTGCCAGCAAGCTGAACCACGATCCCAAGAGCCTGCATGATTGCCTCGGCCTCGGTCTGCTTCTGCGCCGTTGCAACCGGGCTGACAAACTCAACAACAAAGTCCTTGCCCTGGATTTCTTCTGGAGGATCGGGCAACAGGCCCTCGCGCGAAAGTATCCCGAACACGCGATTGACGAGCGGTCCCAGCATCTCACTCTCAAGACGGCCAACTAGCGGGCCGAACAGCCGCATCATCTCGTTGGTGCGCTGAACCACTTCAGTCGCCGTCATATTCGCGCGATCAGTCATCCGCATCAAGTCGGCATAAAACGTTCTAAGGATTTGCTCCTTCAGCATTGCGATATCTTGCGAGATCGCTTGGATACCTTGAAGGCTGACAGGATGCAGCATCACGCCGTCATTCGGGTTGCCGCGCCAATAGGTGATGCCACCCGGTACTGTCCTGGTCTGACCAACAACGCCGTCGTCTTTAAGAAAGAGCGGCGGATCAGCGGCCTTGTGCATCAGCTTGATCTTAACCTTTACCATCGCTTGAAGCATCTTCAGATCAGGCAGCGCCGTCATGCCAGGCGAACGACCATAGACCTCCGACGTGTATTTGCTCCAGCGCGCGACCTGATACGGGAATTCAGCAAACCCGCTCTCGTCCAGAAGATGGCAAGCGTCGTGCTCGAAATAGCAGGAAACGAAAGGCATATTTCTCGCGTCACGCTTGCTGTAATCGCGATCGGCTCGAGGATACACCGCATGGATGACTTTGATCTTCTCATCCATCTGGTTGTTTCGGTACATCTCCTTAACCTTGTCGGAGACTTCCCATCCCGCTTGGCGTTCCATCTGGATCATCTGACGAACCGTGTATTCCGAGCATCGGAACACCGTATCCACGACGCCATCGATATTCTCGGCAATCACGCACTCAGACAGAGCCCGAGCCTCGAACAACAGCCCGCCGCTCTGTTGCTGGCCGCAGAACAGAACCGCGGTTCCAAACGATGCAAGGTCCAGGTAGATTTCATGCAGCGCCGTCGTGAAGTTTGTGCCAGGAGCGTAGATCCGAGCCCACATGATCTGCTCGACATCGCTCATGTACTTCTGGACGGCCGGGATCTCGTTGATGTCGACGCTTTCGCCGTTCTGATCCACGCCGTACCGCTCACCGACCATGCGCAGGCTGAACCACTTGGCGCTTGGATTAGTGGCCATACCGTGAAGGCCAGCCGCCAGCATTTCCACTGCAAGGATGCCGGTCGGATCATAGACCTTCGTCATTCTTTTTTCGCCGGGCGTGCGGATACCAACAAAATCCAGCTTCCGCGGAGAACAGATCTCCGCGATTTCCTGCCAGTTGGTTTCGCAGTTGGTTCGCTCGGTCGAGCCTTTCAGCGCATCATAGCGCTGCTTCAGGAACTCCATGCGATCATCGTCGCGGTGTCCTGAAGACTTTTCGCGGCTGGCATCGTAACCAGCCGCCATGTCTTGAGCCATCTAGGCTTTAGCCCCCCAATACCGGCGTGGTTGCAACGGCACCCTGTTGGTTAGGGTTGGTCAGAAGCGTCGATTGGAACCCGCTTGCCGCCGCACGTCTGGCCTGCTGCTGCGTGTTCTGGCGCGCCTCAATCGCCTCGTCACGCTGCGGCACTGGTGCCGGCGGCGCTTGAGGCTCCGGCGGTTTTGCTCCACCACACATGGTCAAGCCCCCGCGGTCGAGCTGCCGAGATCAGCACCAAAAGTGCTGCCCATGCTGCTGGTCTGGCTGTTGGTCGATTGCGCCACAGCTGCCTGGCGCTGCTGTGTGTTGCTGTAGTCAGCCGGCGTAGACGCTGGCGCTGGAACCTCACGGATCACCGTTTGCTGGCCACCGCTGCTTTTTTTCCCCATGCACATAGCTTTACCTCCTAGCCAATGACGGGCGCGTTGGGATCGCCACCCAATGATTTGCCGAAATCGCCGTATGTCACCTTGTTCTGCGGCGTTCCCTGAGTTCCCTGCCAGATCATTTGGCGTTGGGATTCTTCCGCGCTCTGCCGCACCGGCTCAAACGTCGTTGCCGGCGACGGAGGCGGTGGTTGTGTATTCCCGGATTTACTTCCGAAGCACATCATGCAGCCCTCGTGTAATGCGGATCGAGAACGCGCGCGCTCTCGCTATCCCGCAGCCAGACAAATCGCTGATAAGCGGCCCCGTCCTTGCCGTAGGCCATCATCGGCGGGCCTTCAGGCACACCGCCCATGGCCTGGATTAATTTCCAGGCCTCGTCATAGCCAAGCCTGCTATCGCACTGGAGCCGCCGACCCTCACACACGTGCAAAATGTCGTTGGCTTCATGGCGAAACCACCGAACCAGATCAATCACCACGCTTCGGAAATCATCCGTTCCGAACATCCAGATTTCCCAGCATCCTGGCCATTGCTCCGTGAAGGCGGCCACGCCAGCCGGAAGGCCTTTATGCCAAGCGATCCGACCTCGCCCCGTATTGCGAATAGCGTGATAGGCTTCCCAGGCCAGCATGTCCGGGCTGTCATGTGGTCGAAGCGCGAAGATCTCAGTTCGATCGTTTTCGCGCATGTTCGAGCACAAATAGATCATGTCGAGGTGCGTAATGTCCGTGAGCACCAATCCCCCTGCTGTATTTAGAACGGGCTCCAGTTCACGCCCGCGTTTGCCTGCCGAACGTGTCGCTCGTATTCCTCAGTTCCAATCAGGAACGGATCATAGCCGCTTGTGCTTGTCTGCCGGCGCTGCATGTACTCGGGAACCAGGTCGCCGCCCGCAAAAGTCAGGCAGAAAGCGTCAGCCTTGTTCGGCGACTTGACGCCTCGCTTTTTCATCTCGTCCTTGGACTCGACCTTGAGCTTGCCCGAACTTTCGAGCTTGTACTTTGGCGCAACCAGCTCATCGGCCAGCTTGTCGTCCCGTGGCATCGTGACTGCGCGGCTTTCAAACCACCGTCGCGCCTCGAACCAAAGCTCATCACGAAGGCGCATATATCGACTGCTGTCGATGCTCGGGCTTTCCGCGACGTTGATGCCGTAGACAGGAAGGCCAAGCTCACGCAGACGATCGACTACGCCACCGCCCATGCCGATCACGTCAACGTTGATCGCAGATGGGCGTTTGTCGAATGGCGTCTCGTTGTATTCCCTGGCAATAATGCCGGCGGTTTGCATC